GGCGGGGAAGACGCGGCTGCTCTTCTCGCCGGCCGGCGCGAAGGCGTCCTACCAGCCGAGCATCGTCGCGCCGAAGGACATGGAGTACGGGAAGCTGCTGGAGGCGAACAAGGAGGACATCGCCTCGATCTTCCAGACGCCGCCCGCGCTGCTCGGGCAGCACCAGGACAACTACGCGACCTTCGCCGGCCACATGCGGATGTTCCTCGCGCTGCGCGCGCAGCCCTTCCTCCGCATGGTGCAGGAGGCGCTCAACAACCGCTTCATCGCCAGGCTGCGCGACACCTCGCTCAACAAGCTGCGCGTGCGCTTCGACACCGAGAGCGTCGATGCCGCCTTCGCCAACATCGAGGAGCACGCCCAGAAGGCCAAGGCCCTGCGCGACCTCGGGCTGCCGATCGCCGTCGCGCTGCGCGAGAGCGGCATCAAGGTCGAGCCCTTCCCCGGCGACGAGCTGGCGCTTGTGCCGGCGGGCTACGAGCCCCTCGACATGGCGGTGCTGACGGCGAAGGCTGCGGCGGCGATCCAGCTGCAGGAGGCCGGCGTCGAAGGCCAGCAGGCACTCGAGGAGGCCGGCCTCGGGCACCTGACCTACGTCGAGCCGCCCCCGCCTCCGCCCATGGCAGCTCCAGGCGCGCCGGGCGAGCCGCCGAAGAGCGCGCCGCCGAGCGCAGCCGCGCCGCCCGAGACGCCTCCGAAGCTGGCGCCGCCGGCCGTCGAGCGCGCCCAGGCCGCAGCTCGCAAGGACCACTTCGCGAACCGCGCCAACCGGACGGAGGAGTGGCTCCGGCTGGAGCGCTTCCAGGCCTCGGCGCGCCGCAAGGTCCGCGACGCCTGCCGCAAGACCTTCTCCGCGATGAAGAAGGCCCAGCTCGAAGCGCTGCGCTCCTACGCAGCGACGGGCGAGGCCAAGACCGTCCGCGAGCTGGAGGGCCTGGGGCCAGCGTCCGCGCTCTACCGCGGGCCGACTCCCTACATGCCGCCGGCCGCCGCTCGCGGGCTGCTCGCTGCGATTCAGGCCGACCGCGACGAGCCGACGATGGAGACGCAGCGCTGCGGCTGCTGCGGCGAGCGCGAGGACGACGTCGTCACGCAGCTCTGGCCGCACGTCGAGGCCTGGGCGAAGCGCTACCCTGGCCTCGCGCGCCACGGCCTCGCGCGAGCTCGCGACGTCGCGCTGCTCTCGCGCGCTGTCCTGACGGAGTCGCAGATCGATGAGCTGCTCGTCGCCCAGGACAAGAAGTGGGCGGCCGCCCTCGCGGAGAAGCTGGGCCCCATCCTGCTCGCGCAGTTCGAGGACGCGGCGCAGGACATCGCGAAGCAACTCGGCGTCGCCGTCATCGACCTCACGCAGCCGGCCATCCTCCGCAAGGTCGCCGAGCGCGCGATCCAGGTCGCGGAGGGCAGCACGTCGGCCGTCGCGAAGCGGCTGCGCTCCGAGATCATCTCGATCCTCTCCGAACACACCGACCTTCCGTCGCTCCAGGCCGCGGTGAAGGAGTCGCTGGACGAGCTCGCCGCGACGACGGCCCACGTCTTCAACGTCGGCATGGCGCGCTCGCTGACCATCGCGCGGACGGAAGTGGGCATCGCGACCGAGAGCGCGCGCTGGGACACACTCGAGGGGCTCTTCACGCAGGGCACCATCGCCGGCATGCGCTGGCTGACGAGCGGCCAGCCGCCCGAGCCCATCGGGACGACGCGGCTGTGGCACTTCTCCATGGACGGCCAGGTCAGCGTCCCCGGCATCGGCTTCACCGACGGCCTGGGGAACGTCCTGCGCTTCCCGCTCGACCCGACGGCGCCGCCTGAGACGATCATCAACTGCCGCTGCCACGTCGTTGCGGTGCCGATCGAGTGAGCGCGCCGCTGCGACAGCGCCCGCTGCCCGCGCGCCGTCGCCGGGTTCCGATCCGCGTGCTGCAGATGCAGTTCAACCGCACATTCACCGCCGGCCTCATGGCCGAGCGGAAGGGGCTGGGCCCGGAGGCCAACCCCGAGGAGCGAGGCACCGACGCCTCGCACGCCTGGGCCGCAGGCTGGTACGCCAGCCGCAACGGGAGGGACGAATCGTGAAGTTCAAAGAACTGGAACTCCGAATTGCGGCCGGCATCGCCACGGAGGAGGACTTCCGCGACTTCGCCGATGCGGACGTGCGGCGCATCAAGAAAGAGCTGCCCTACGTCGCGCGCGGCCTCAGCTCCGCGGCGCAGATCGACGCGGCCCTCGCGCCGCTCGTGGACGGGCCCGCCGCCAAGGCGGTCGTGCCGAACGATGACCCGGTCGCGGCCGCCGACCGCGCGGCGCGCACCCGCTCGCTCATCTTCAACGTGCAGCTGGGCGACCGGATGGGCGACGTCATCATCAGCAACCCGGCCGACGCCGAGAAGGCCGGCGGCGCGGGCTGGGAGCTGCAGCACTGGATCGCGGCGGGCGCCCCGTACCTCTGGTGCCACGACCCCTACGACGGCGGCGCGGTCGGGCGCTGCAGCAACACGCGCGCGCAGCGCGTCTCCGTCACGCTGGCCACGGGCAAGGTGGTCAAGGCCTGGGCGCTGGTCAGCGACGTCGAGTTCCTGGCCGACGACAACCTCGAGCACAGCATGGAGAGCTGGGCCATGGTGCAGGCCGGGTTCACGGCCAGCTCGGTCGGCTTCATCCCGAAGGTCACCAAGTTCATCGAGGACGAGGACGACCGCGCGGCGTGGGGGCTCGGGCGGTGGGGCGTGCTCTACTGCACGACGGAGCTACTGGAATGCAGCCACGTCCTGATCCCGGCGAACCCGTGGAGCATCGAGGTCGGGAAGGCCAACGGGAAGGCGATCGAGGCGGCGGTGCGGAAGATGCAGGGGCAGGGGCTGCTCTCGGCCTCGCGGGCGGACCGGCTGGTCGCGCACGTCGCCAAGCGGGCGAAGGCCTCGGTGGTCGTGCCGGACCTGGGGAAGCTGCTGGCGCCGCGCCTGGCCGCCGGCGAGACGCATGCCGGCCGCTCGTGTCAGGGGCTCGAGTGCATGGCGGCGCAGGACGACGAGCTGGCGCCTGGCCGGCTTACGGACATGCTCAACAGCATGGCCGACACGATCGGCCGCGGTGGCGTGGACCTCGAGGCGCTGCGCCGCGGCCATGACAAGCCCGAGGCGGTCATCGCCCTCACGGAGACGGCGCTCGACCCGGGCCGCCCGCCGCAGTTCGTCGGCCTCGAGGTTCGGCACGTCAAGACCCACGACTGCGGCTGCGGGGCCAAGACCCTCGAGCAGAAGCTGGTCGCGGCCGAGGCCCGCGTGCGCGAGCTGGAGGCCGCGCCGGCGATCCGGAACGCCCTCGCGGTCCGCCGCGCCATGGACTTCCAGTCCGAGGCGCTCGAGCAGCTGCAGCTCGCCCTCGAGGACGAGGATGGGACCGCCGGCGTCGAGGAGGGGATTGAATCCGCCCCGGCGCGTAGTACCTTCACCGCCGACCTGGAGCTGGTGCTGGCCGATGCGACGCTCGCGCGCGCACTCGAGCCCCTCGTGCACCAGCTCGCGCTGAAGGCCAGCCGGGCCCAGCCGCGAAGCGCGGCGCCCGCTGCTGCGCCCGCAGAGCCGACGGAGCCTGCAGTTCGCCAGACGGCGCTCGCTGCGGCCCTTCGGAAGACCGCCGAGGAGCTGCGCGCCTCGCGCCCAGCCCAGAAGACCTGACCCCACGCCGGCGACCTCTCGCGCGGCGTGCCACCGCACCCCGCGCCCTGGAGGCCGCCCCCGTGAACGAAGCCACGCTCGCCCTCGCCGCCCTGTCCCCGATCCGCCCCGGCGCGGGCGCCCCCGGTCGCTGCCGCGTCTTCGGCAAGAGCCCGGAGGACGACGAGGCCGGCGGCGTGGCCGTGGCCACCGCGCTCGCCACGCTGACCGAGGAGGTCAAGGGCGCGCGCGCCGACACGCTCAAGGTCGGCACGGACTACACCGAGACGAAGAAGCGCCTCGACGCCATCGAGGCCGCGCTGGAGCAGCGGAAGAAGGACATCGACGCCTTCATCGCCAAGAACTCCGCGCCGAAGGTGGCGCTGCCGGGCTACGACCCGACGGGCGGCGGCGACCCGAAGAAGGCCTTCAGCCTGCGGCGCGCGATGCTCCTCCAGTGCGTGGACGCCTCGGGCCGGAGCAAGATCACCGGCGAGGACACGACGAAGTTCATCGAGCGCGAGGTGATCGCCGAGTACGCGATCCAGCAGAAGACCCAGACCGGCACGGTCGCGGCCGACGGCGGCTTCCTGGTCGGCGTCCAGCTCATGCCGGACTTCATCCCGCTCCTGCGCGCCCAGGCTGTCGCGACGCGCGCGGGCGTCCGGCTCATGACCGGCGCGACCGGGAACGACATCATCTTCAACAAGGAGCTGACGGCCATCCCGGTCACGCGCGACGGCGAGGTGGCGACCATCACCCCGAGCGGCCTGACCTTCGGCGACATCACGCTGCGCCGGAAGCGCGCCTCGGCGCTCTGCTACATCAGCCGCTCGCTGCTCTCGCAGACGTCCGGCTCGATCCAGAACATCGTGGAGCAGTCGATGGCGAAGAGCGCGGCCAACCGCTTCGACCTCGACTACTTCACGGGAGCCGGCTCGGCCAACATCCCGCTGGGCGTCAAGAACACGGCGGGCCTGCTCACGGTCGACTTCAACTCGCCCGCGATCGACTACCTCGGCGCGGACCAGAACGTCACCGACAAGCTGGACGCATTGGTCTACAAGCTGAAGACCAACGACAGCTACCTCGGCCGGCCGACCTTCTTCGCGCACCCGCAGGGCGGCCAGGCGCTGCGCTCCACGAAGGACGCCAACGGGCGGCCCATCCTGTGGACGCCGACGGACCTCAACGGCAACGACGCGAGCCAGGGCGGAGCGGCGAGCGTCGCCATCACCGGCCAGCCGGGCCGGCTCTGGGGCCACAACTACTTCGAGACGACCCAGCTCGCGGGCACGGGCGCGAACGGCGACCTGCTGCTCATCAACGTGGACGACTCCATCCAGGTGATCTGGGACGCGATCGAGATCGCGGGCAGCGAGCACTTCAGCTTCGACACCAACCGGCTCGCGGTGCGGCTGATCGCCTTCGAGGACAGCGCGCTCTTCCGCGGCATCTCGGCCGTCTCGGCCATCAACTGGACGATCCCGTAGCGCCTGAGCTGGCGCGCTGACCGACAACCCCTCGCTCTCCTGCTCGGAGTTCCTACCGTGGCCAAGCTCCTTTCCGCCGAGGCCGTCCTCAAGGCCGTCATCTCGCTGCTGCCCATCGCGCGCACGCAGAGCGGCACGCCGTTCGACGGCACCGCCATGGACGCGAAGGGCATGGGCGACATCCTCGTGGTCGTGTCGCTGGGCGTGAACACGGCGACCGGCACGCAGGACATCGTCGTGCAGGACAGCGCCGACAACATCACGTTCGCGGACATCGCCGGGGCGGTCTTCCCGCAGAAGACGACCGCCACCGACGAGACGTTCGTCGTGGGCGTGGTGCGGCAGGGCACCTTCCGGCGCTACGTTCGCGCCCGCGACACGGTGGGCACGGCCGTGAGCACGGCCGCCGGCGTGATCCTGATCGGCCTCGCGCCGCAGGACAGCGCGCTGCCGGTGTCCGGCGCCCTGACGCCGGTCTTCACCGTCTGATCCCCAGCGGCTGCGGCCGCGCAACTCGAGGGCTCGTCCCATGCAGATTCGGTCGCTGGAGACGGGCTCGAAGTTCGTGACGATGCTCGGCCAGCTGCTGCAGGCAGTCGGCGACCGGACGAGCGACCCGATCGACACGGCGGGCTGGGGCGACATCCTCGTGCTCGTGCCTGTCGGGACGAACGACGCGGGCGGCTCCGTCACGGCGAAGGTCACGGAGTGCGCGACGCGCGATGGCGTCTTCTCCGACCTCGTCGGCGCAGCCTTCCCGGCGGTCTGCGCCGAGACGACCGGCCCGCAAGCGGACGCGGGCGATGGCGACGACAAGGCCTACGGCATCCTGCTGCGCGAGGGCAGCCACCGCCGCTTCATCAAGGGCGTGTTGAGGGTTGCCGGTGCCGACAGCCTGGGCGGCGTCGGCATGGTCGCGTTCTTCCTCGGGCCGGCCAGCAGCGAGTCCGCGCCTGGGCTGCTCGATTCGCGCAGCAGCGGCGAGGGGATCGTGGCGGCGGTCTGAGCGGAGCGGTAGGCTCGGGCGCGAGGCCCGAACCCCAGGAGGAACGAGACATGGAACCCGAGAGCCAGAGCCCCGAGACGGCACCGCCCCAGGCGGCAGCTCCGGCCAAGCCGAAGAGGAAGATCCCGGCCAAGCCGAAGCCGAAGGCGCCCGCCACTCCGAAGGAGCCGGCGCCCGCCAAGCCGGCCGCGTCGGAGTTCGTGCGCGTCAAGGCGGGCTACGTCCTTCTGCTCCCGTTCATCGGAGAGCCGGCCACCTTCGCGGTCGCGGGCGACATCGTTCGCGCCGACGACCCCTGCC